CTGGAAGAACTTACAAAATTTATGAAGCTTGATCCTTACGGAGTTGAGTAATGAAAAGTAAGGTAAATAGGGGTCAAGTTATCACTTCAGTGTGTCTAGCTGTGGCTGGATGGTTTGCTGTGGAAACTTATTCTCATGCACAACGAATCAGTGCTTTAGAAGAAGATAAAACTGTTCACCAGAGGCAGGATAAAGAATTACAAGAAATTCGTAAAAGTATTCAGGATATGACCATTTTATTTTTTCAGGAGAGAGAAGGAGAGGTTGTGCCTTCCTATGAAAATGCTAACCCTAATCACGGCTTCTCTGCTGCTCAAATTGATTTAAGAAAGTTGCGTAAACGTAAAGATAAGTAAAACTTGATCCTTATGGAGTCGAGTAATGAATAGAACTAATAACAGTAAAATTATTTATTGTCTTTTTGTCCTAGTTATGGTGTTACTAGTAGGGTCTGCTCGTACGCAGCATTGGACATACGGAAAAGGATGTGGTGGTCTCACCCTAACTTGGGAAGGTGAGCCAAAAATAAATAATGTACTTTTTGCTAATCTGAAGAGTCCTTCAGCATTCACATATGGTTTAATTACGTTCGGTTGGCCTTGGCCTTGTAAGGCTATAATTGATTGCCCCCCAAAGAATCATAAATGCTTCGCGTGCATCTACCCAGTAGCTACACGTTTAATCCTTACAGATCGTTATGGCTCCTTCCAACAACCGATAGGTATCCCAAATGATATAACCTTAGTTGGACTAGCTGTAGCTTGTCAATTTTGGCTTTATAATCCCCCTGGAGATGGTTGTAATAAGCTCGGGCAAATTTGGGATTGGGCTAGTTCTAACGCAGGTTGGTTTATCGTTCAAAAATAAGAAAAGGACTAAACAAAAAAATCGCGGCCCTTGCGGGCCAACAAGAACTATATAATGAAGAATTAAAAAGGAGTTATTTATGGATTTTTATAAAAGAATAATGGAGTGGAGTCCAGAAGCTAGAGATGCTGCTGCTTAAGGCTCGTAAAAATAAGCCTNGTAAAACGGGAGATCCAGCTANGCGNGCAGANGTTGAAAAACTAGCCCGAAGAGGACAAGCAGGATCATCGGGTTCAAAGGGCGAAATAGACGCTACTGATCCTAAACTACATCCATCTGATGACGATGATGACGATCTTCCTGATCTTCCCCCCAAACCTGGTGTAAAACTTGATAAGGATAGAACTCCTGCTGAGATTGCAGCTAGGAAAAAAAAGAAAGAGCGCGATGATCAAATTATAGCCATAGGTAAAGAAAAACGACTGAATAAGGTTAAGGAACAAGCTCTTAAGGCATTTAAGAAAGGGGTTAAGGTTAAAGAACTTAGTAATGATCAAATTGAGCGGGATCAAGAAGAGGACGAGCAGGATGACATTGATACCAAGACTAAAGCCTCAGCTAAGAGCGGACAAGCTGTGGAAGCAACATCCCCTGGTGATAGTGATGTAGATGAAGTTCTTTCTGATGACCACCTGGATAAAGTTCAAAAGGAAGTAGGAGTTACCCCAGCCCAAAGTGCTGCTGCTAAGGAAAAGGTTAAAAAAGAGAGGGAGGCAGAGAAGCTTAAGGAAAGTTTTTATGAGAGAATAGCATCTTTATGGGAAAAGGAAGACAAGAAATGGATCCAGAAAGCTGTTGATCCTGAACACAAAGGCTACTGTACTCCGATGACGAAATCTACGTGTACTCCTGCTAGAAAAGCTCTTGCTAAGAGATTTAAGAAAGCAGCACGAAAAGAAAAGAAATCAGGTGGAACAGGCTGGCAAGGGAAGGTATGATAGAAGTATGGAGGAGCCCGTTGACGATTTAGGTTACTCTAAACGGTTACAAAAACCACGCGGAGACATTACACTTTTTGATGAAAACGCCAAGTTTATAAGACTTCCTACGCCTCCAAAAAATTCTTCTATGCAGACAGCAAAAGAACTACTAACAGTCCAGGGTGCTACCTATTTGCGTGGACCTGGAATGATTAAAAGTATTAAAAAGCATGACAATGATCCGGCATTTGCCATTAAAACTTATCTTTCTGTGTTTGGATTAGAGTATGATTCTGAGCGTATTGATAAAATCATAAAAGAAAGTGCTATTTTGATTAACTATCTCAAAAACAAATTTAATAGACCTCGACCTTCTCAATTAGCTCCTTATTTTGGAATTGATTTAGAAATTTTAACTAGTAGATCTAGCAAAAGTCCTTCTTATCCAAGTGGACATGCTACTCAAGCTCGTCTTGTAGCCGAAATTTTAGGGGCTAAATACCCTGATCATCGAAATAACTTAATAAGAGCCGCTGAAGAATGCGGGGGTGGGAGAATAATGGCAGGATTCCATTACCCTAGTGATCACAAAGCTGGGATTTACCTAGCAAAGCGTCTGTTTCGGGCCTTAAAAAGGTCCCACAAAATTAATTATGATCAAACTATTGATCTTACCACTAAAAAAGGAGGAAAATAATATGCATCTCAAACGGTTTATGATCCCCAGAATGGCACATTGTAGTAACGGTTGTTGACTACACACTTCCATCTTTTAAAGCAAGGTGCCAACTTAGGAAATATAGCAGACTGTTAATAGATAAACTATAAAATCCATCTAGGATACAGTTGCCGCTTACACTTCTCCATAGTAAACTGAGGGAGACACCCACCCAAAATCCAAAACACATAGGGCATTGGACTAGTTGACCTAAGTGAGTACTCGTACGTAGTATTTTTTCCCGAATAGGATGTAGGATCTTCCCTCTAGTGACACATAAAGTAATCCCAAAGCTTACAAGTGTCCATACTATTAAGTCTGCTAAAGTTGTATATTGCATCATACTATTATAGGTAGTTGAGTATTAGCGATAAAAGACATTCTATTTTTATGCCAAGAATCTCGTCCCACTAAGTCTCCCCCAGAATAATGAACTATATTTAAAGGGATGGTATAATTTTTATATCCTAAAATATGGGATTTTGTAGTGTAATGGATATCATAGAAATCCCATTGTCCTTCGAAATATGAAGGTTTTTGAAGCCCCACTTCTTCCCATACCTCTTTTCGTGCTGCTAAGAATAATCCGTCTAGTGCCACGACTTGACCATGAGGCCCATAATTAGTAGAGTGAACTGAATCGTTCTCTGCATTATGATGGGCTACAACCCCTCGATGATACCCTGCGTGCCATTTATCATGATTCCACCATACTGCATCTTTATCTAAGAAGGTAGTACCTGCGGGTCCTACTATCCCCACTTTTTTGTAGGCACACTTTCCTATAGCAGCTATGAATTGGGCTTCAGTACTTTTAAGAATAAGGTCATCGTGACAAAATATAACAATATCTTTAGGATTAGCCTTACACAAGTTTAAGCCTTTTTCATAAGCTTCAAAGATAGAGTTTTGATTAACTAGTAGTTTAACATCTACTTTATAGCTAGATAAAGTAGAGACTAAATTAGACGTAATTTCGCTTAGATTGCTATCTCTTGTGCAAATTATTGCGAATAATTTCATGCTCTATAATAGTATCAAGGCGTAAACTTTATGGAAAAAACAGAGTTAATTAAGGAATTTAAAAAGTGTAAGGAAGATCCTATTTACTTTATTTCCAANTATGTAAAAGTTACTCATCCTGTTAGGGGTTTAGTNCCATTTGATCTCTACCCCTTCCAAAAAGATATATTAGCTAATGTTAAGAAGNACAGATTTAATATTCTACGAAAGTTTAGGCAAGCTGGTTGTACTACTATTGCTGCTGCCTATTCCNTATGGATGATCGTTTTTCAAAAACATAAGCAGGTAGTTATCTTATCTAAAGGTGACGCGGAATCTACGGAAGTATTAGATAGAATTAAAATTATGTATAATGAACTTCCTCCTTTTATGCGCCCCTCTATAACGGAGGATAATAAACACACCCTTAAATTAAGCACAGGATCAACTATTAAATCTCGTCCTTCTGGCAAGCAATCAGGACGTTCTCTAGCAGGTTCACTTCTTATCATTGATGAGGCTGCATTCATCGAAAGTATTGATACTATTTGGGCTGCTGTCTATCCTATTATTTCAACTGGTGGTAGAGCCTTTGTGTTGTCCACTGTTAATGGTATAGGCAACTGGTTCTATGACGTGTATCAAGGGGCTAAGGAGGGGACGAATGCTTTTAACNGTATTGATATTGAGTGGCCTACTCATCCTGANTATAAGCGTCAAGAGGGGTTTGAACATTTATATAAGGAGATGGAAACAAAGGGAGTACATGTTGATCAGTGGGAAGAAATTACAAAGAAGAATATGCCCCTGAAGCAATGGCTTCAAGAATATGAATGTGAGTTCTTGGGAACAGGTGACACTTACTTAGAGGGTTACCTTCTTAGACGGCTTGTAGAAGAAGTTAATAGTGATTATTGGATACGCTATAATAATAAGATGCGAGTGTGGAAGGATCCCACTCCTGAGCATGAGTATATAATCGGTGTAGATGTAAGCCTAGGTAGGGACCGAGATTATTCAGCTTTTCATATTTTAAATAGCTATACAGGAGAACAAGTAGCAGAATTTTATTCAAATAAGACTCCAATTAATGAATTAGCTCAAATTTTAACTAATGAAGCCAATCTATATAATAATGCTACAGTTATCATAGAAAGGAATACCATTGGTAACAATTTAATTGATTGGATGTTTAATATTCTTGAATATGATAATTTGTGGATAGATGATAAAAATGATTTTGGATTGCAAGTTACTACAAGGAACCGAGAAGAACTCCTCGCTAGGATGGAGGAGTATATCCGTAACAATTATCTCAAACTTAACTCTAAACGAACCCTCGATGAGCTTTTAACTTTTATCGTAGATGACAATGGAAAGATTACAGCAGACGAAGGAAAGCATGACGATTTGATTATGAGTTTGGCTATTACCGTATTTTTACTACATACTTTAGGAGAAGGTGGTCCTATGGAGATGCTGGGTAGTGAAGAGCATGAAAGGAAACCACTAGAACCCCAGAGAACCTTTATTCATGACGGTGAGAACAGAAAACTAGAGGAAGATATACAATGGCTGATGAACTAAAAAAGAATAAAAAAGTTGAGGAAGGGTCTATAGGTTATACCCAATTTGGGACAGGTGGAACGGCTGCTGGTCAAATGGGTCCTTACTTCTATCCTTCGGGGCGGCTTGGGCAATTCTTAGCTAGGTTTTTTGCTACTAAAGCTGCCCCCTATATGGCTAAACAGGGTGATGATGGTTCCACACCACAAGCCCATCTAGCTGGTGACACAGTACTGAATGCCGATGTAGTGACTCCAGACAAGCTTCCTGCTATGGGAACCATGAGTCGCAGTACTCTCCAACTCCCCGAAATTGAGAAAAATAGGAGGGAGAGATATAAGCGATTTGAGGAAATGGATGATTATCCTGAAATCGGAACTGCTTTTGATATTTACGCTGATGATTCTACTCAGAAAAATTTAAGAAACAAACGATGGACTGTCCATAGCGAAAGCCAAATGGTGGTAGATGAGGTAGAGGATTTGTTTACGACTCTTAAATTAGATAGACATTATTGGGATATAGTTAGAAATACTATTAAATACGGGGATTGTTTCATGGAAACCATTCTAGATGTTAATAATCCAAGAAAGGGATTGCAACGGATGAAAGTTCTTAATCCCAATTTTATTATTCGTGTTGAAAATGAGTATGGTTATCTCACTGACTTCTTGCAAGAAATTCCAGAAGAGAACGACTGGATGGCATTCGGTAGTATGGCGGATAACATGGCTGGAGCTAAATATATCTCTTTAGACCGAAATCAAGTTGTTCATTTTAGACTTAGAACCTCAGATCCCGCATACTACCCTTATGGGAAATCCATCGCTGGGTTAGCTATTAGAGTTTTCAGAGCCCTAAAACTCATGGAAGATGCTATGCTAATTTATCGTCTAGCAAGGGCTCCAGAACGAAGAATCTTTTATATTGATGTTGCTAATATGCCCGCAACAAAAGCAGAAATGTTCATTGAAAAAGTAAAAGAGAAATTCAAGAAAGAAAAATATTATAATCCTACTGATGGTACTATTGATGCTCGGTACAATCCTTTAAGTGCAGATGAAGATTTCTTTGTTCCTACAAGAGGAGCCCAAGGAACTAAGATTGAGACCCTCCCAGGTGCTCAAAACTTGGGCGAAGTAGATGATGTTCG